ATCTACCTGATATGAAAAAGAAAGAGATGATCGTCATAATTGCCGATCATCTCTATAAGAGTGCTTTTGTAGTAGATAAAGAGATTAATGCATTTGCATGTCTAGTATCACTTGAGAAAGCTATTACCTAAAGATAGGTACTCCGATAAGCTTAGGACGAGCACCGTGTAGTGGACTTACTACAGTCTCTTCGTCTTCATCCTCTTTATCATCTTCTTCATCTTTTTCAAGATCTTTAATATGAGCCTTATCATCTTTAAGAGCGCCTTTCTCACGCTTCTTTTTCTCAGCATTGGACTCTTCATCTGATGGTTTGCTGCCATGCTCATTTAATTGAATCACAGTAATATCCTCAGCAAGGACACCTACTAATTTGCCATTATGCTCTACATAATATTCTTCAACAATACCTTCTTCTGTAAGATTGTGGTGAAGAATCCTTTTAATTGACTCCCCAAACGGAGGAGCTTTAATATGAGACGCTCAATCATGCTCGACATCACCGCCCTTGTAAGCAGCTCCGCCATTAATAACTTCATTGGTATTCTCATTAAGGACCGAGAATGCCAGCTCTGAAAGATTTTTTAGATCTTTTCCAAAATTGGTATTGTGTTTAGCCATACTAGTATTTATATCAAAGGTGCTAAAAATAAAGAGAATTTTAACATCTTAGATATAAATATAAATATGCAGTTTGATGAGCTATATAACCAGCTACTTAAGGAGTATGTTATTGAAGATGTAGATTTTTTTACTGAAGGTTTATGGGCTAACATCAACGCTAAGAAAAAGCGTGGTGGTAAGAGTGCTAGCAAAGGTAGTAAGGCTTATAAGGCAGCTAAAAAGGCTGGTGATAAGTTAAATAACAGTAAACATTCTGATGAGGAGTTACCTTCTGAGGATGCTGAGAGTAGTCCTGGACGTGTTAAGCGTGCTGGAGCCAGCTGTAAAGGTTCTGTAACTGAGCTTCGTAAGAGAGCTAAGAAGTATGGTGGTGAAAAGGGTAAGATGTATCACTGGTGCGCTAACATGAAGGGTGGTAAGAAGAAGAAGTCTGAGAGTGAGGAAGAAGATGCTGAAAAGAAAGTATCTAAGACTCGCGCTAAATGTCAAGCTAAAGCTAAACGTAAGTATGACGTTTGGCCTTCTGCATATGCTTCCGGGTATGTTCAGAAATGTGTTAACCGAGGAGGTAAAATTAAGTAATGACTCAGCAAGAGACGTTACAATTAAGTGAGAACCTACGAGATTGGTTCAAGACTCGTACTGATAAGAAGACAGGAAAAAAGTTTAAAGGCTGGATCAACTGTAAGACCGGTGGTCCTTGTGGTCGTAAAAAGGCTGGTAAGAAAGGTGCTTCATACCCTGCATGTAGACCAACTCATGCAGCTTGTAAGAAGATTAAAAACAAGAAGTACAAAAAGAGGGGTCCAGCTAGAAAGAGCTGGAAGAAAAAGAAGTAATTACTTCTTAGTTTTAGGTTTATCCATTGCCTTAAATAATGGCTCTATTTTAGGCTTCCCGGCTGCTTTCCAACAATCGTAACAATAGAACGAACGGAACCCTTTAATCTTCTGCGAACTACTACAGACAGGGCACCACTTCGTGGTCGCGACTTCTTTAGGCATTAGAGATACTGTTGAGTATAGCTTTCTTTCTTAAGAGTAAGTTCTGTTTGTGTAAGCTTACCATCTCCGCGGTCTGTCTTATTTGAAAGATTCTCTTCATTCTCCTCTACCTCTTCAGGTTTAATGTTAACTTTGCTCTTACGGCGCTGCTCATCTGGAATAGGAAGTAAATTAGGAGCATATTGCTCACAACTACCTAAACCACCAGGAATTGAGCATTCATCGGTATAGCGCCCACCTCCTGTATCAAGTGCAATATCAAGAACTACATCAAGTGATGATGTTTGATCTGATGCAGGATACCTAGCAGGAGAAGTGTCTTTAATATTAATAACACGAATATTAAGACCTGAATCAATCATCGAGTCAATTGATTTCTTAACTATATCAGCGAGATCTTTATAACCATCGTCACTTTTAAAATTATCATTAAATTTGAATACGTCTCCTACAAGAAAGCCACCACGTTGGTTGCGTCGCATATAAGACTCCAAAAGAGTTGTGAATTTGTTCGATTTAGCCATACTATTATTTAGTCACTCATATAAATATTTATACACATTTTATGGCAGTAAGGTTAGATAATTTACAGATCCCAGCTAGTGAAAAGAAATCACTGGAGAGCGGGTATCTATACAAAGATATAAAGTTCGATCTTGCGGCTAGCCGATTTAAGAGAACGGAGCTTTATGGTACGAGTGAACTTAAAGATTTAAATGAAATTCAAGACGGTCAAGCTGTAATTAATTCTATTAAAAATATTCTTACAACATCACCCGGTCAAAAGTTACTTAACCCTAGGCTTGGACTAGATTTTAGAAGATATCTGTTCGAGCCAATAAATTCAACAACTGCTTATTTTTTAGGTTATTACATATATAATAATTTAGGGGTTCAAGAACCTCGTATGATTCTTAATAAATTAGATATCGTAGGAAATCCGGATATGGCAGAATATGATATTACTATTGAATTCAGTATACCCACATTAGATATCTATAATTTAACTTTAAATGCTTCTCTTAACCGAGATGGGTATGTAGCGGTGTAGATTAAATAATAACGTAGTATAATATGAGCTTACAAGACTTCACAGATTACAAACTTCCTAAAAACGCATATCTCACCTTCGATGCAAATACTCTTAAGAGTCTTATTATTGAAAGGTTAAATGAGAATGAAACATTTACAGATCAAAACTTTGAAGGTTCTAATTTTAGTGCTTTTATCGATGTTGTAGCCTATATGTATCATGTATTGCTTTTCCAGCTTAATACAACATCTAACGAATCTACGTTTAATACTGCTACTATTTATGAAAACATGAATAAGCTTGTTAGCAATATTGGGTACAAACCTCTTGGTGATCAGACAGCTCTTCTTAATTTTAATTTATCTGCTACAAATATTCCTGCTAATGTTTATACAATACCAAGATTTAGTTCTGTTGTAGCTGCTGGTAATTCTTTTATAACAACTGAAGATATTACCTTTCAAAAGGTAACTAACACTGCAGTAGAAGCAGTATCACCATCAAACAATACTCTTTATCAAGGTGCTATTACAGAAGCATCCTTTGCAGCAACAGGAGAACCATATGAGAATATAACTCTCGTCGATAGCTTTACATCTCCTCAACTTATACAGAGTGTAACAAATCTAAATAATACTAAGTTTATTTCAGATAACACATTTAGCGTATTTGTTAAAAATGCTGTAACCGGGGGTTGGTCTGAGTGGTATGAGTGCGCTTCTCTGTTCCTGAAATCAGCTGAGAGTAAAAGTTATGAAAAGCGACTAAATTCATCTGGTAATTATGAGTTTAAGTTTGGTAATAATCTAAACGGTAAGCAGTTAGAAAGTAACGATACTGTACTTATATTCTATGTAATCTCTGATAATGAAGCAGGCATAACTGGGCCAGATGCTTTAGCTAATGCTTCATTTAACTTATACGGTTCGACTAATTTTGAAGCTATACAGAGTATACTATATAACGATGATCAAAATTTAATTAATTCAATTGATATTGCCAATGTAACTCTTAATAATACCAATGGCACTTTACCACCAAAGAAGGCAGAAACTACAGAAGATATAAAAGCTAACGCGCCGAAAGTCTTTGCTTCACAGAACCGGTTAGTTACAAAAGAGGATTATGAATATCAGGTAAATAGAAATTTCAATAATATCACCAAAGATGTAAAAGTTCTATCTAACGATGAATTTACATCAAGGGTATTGGGATATTACGCTGAACAAGGTCTCGGTCAAGGTAATGATGATGCACGTATGTTATTCTCTCAGGTTCAGTTTTCAACTTCTTCTAGCTTTAACAACGTTTATATCTATACAGTTCCTAGTGGAGATTCTACATTAAATAGTTTAACACCAAAATATCTTAATGCTGCACAAAAGCAAATTATTGCTGATTTTTGTAACAATAAGAAAGACATAACTCATAATGTCGTCGTTACGGATGCTTTATTTAAAGCTTTTGCGTTTGGTGCTTCTAATACAGGAATAGCTAGCTTCAGAGACAGTGATAGTGTTGATGAAATTGTACAAGATAGTATAATACGTGTTACAGTTGATAAAAATCAAGCTTCAAATAATGGATCAATAAGAAATGCTGTTTCGACTACTCTTATTAATTACTTTAGTAAGCTGCAGCTTGGTGATGTAATTGATGTAGCTGCTATGACTAATGATATACTTAATATTCAAGGAGTAACAGAACTACATACCGTTAACGGTGATGCAGAAATTCCAAATTTGAGCTTTGTTGTTTGGAATCCAGATTACAAAGATAGTGATAGAACTATTCAATCTCTCAACTACCAGTTAGAAGATTTTGAGTATGCATATTTTTACAATATTGCTAATATTACTAATAAGATAGCAATAAGACGGTTGTAAACGTAAGTTGAGTGATTAAATATGTTATATGTCGCTCAGTTCTTTACAACTCGATCAATCAGGTGAATTTGATCTATTGTATAATTTCTTCTATGTGAAGAACATTAGTGGTGAGGAAACATATGAAGGATTTGCGTTACCCTTTGCTCCTCTTTCTTTTATACCTAACTTAGATCCAACTATTCAAGACTTTGTATCTAATAAGCGTATAGTCTGGGATTTTGGAGATGGTACTACCGCTGAAGCTGTATCTGCTACTCATGCATTTGACCATCCTGGTTCATATAGAGTTAATTGCTTTCTATATGACGATGCTGGTAATGGTTATCTTGATACTTTTCATGCTGATGTTAACATTAGAGATTTTGTTCAGGATGAGTTAGTAGTTACTAGTACAGCAGATATAAATCATAAAGCAGGTAAAGTAGTTAACCCAATTACTGTAAAGCGTTATAATTCTTACAGAACTTTAAATACTGGTCTATCCACTATAGTACCTTACGCGTCAGGCGCAACTCTATCTAGCAATGAATATGACTTCTTTAGAAGTGGTTATGATAAATTAGCATATGGACATTTATATCCTAGCTATTCTTTCGTTCAAATACTCACTTCTAATGGTATAGTTGAAACATTTAACGTTAATACTATTGATACTATCGATAAATCTATATACATTAAGTTAGATGCAAATAACCAGATTATATATACAGACAAGAATGATGTTGATGCTTTCTTTGCTGGTGTTTCTGGTACATCTGACGTATACTTTAAGAGTGATTTTGTTGATAATTATAATTTAATATTTGGCTTTCAGCAAGGTGATATATTTGAGTATGCAAATACTACTAACTATGGTATGAAAGCGGTTATTACATCAAATGCACAATATAATAGTTTGGATTTTTCATCAAATGGTGTTGATGGTGAAGGGGCTGATAACTTTAGTGTATTTGATATAAACTCAGAGAAGTTTGCAGGAACTAAAATAGCATTTGTTGCCAAGGTAAAGGATCAAGATAATTTTAGTAATAGATCAGCTCCGGTATTAAGTGCAACTCAAGGTAGTATTAGTGCAATGAATTTTAAGTTAACTGATGGTGCTACAGTTTATGATGCAGAGTTCACGTCAGATTTTGGATCTCTTTCATCCTTATCAAATGGTGGGTTTTATAAAGGATATTTTGTATCCAATACTACTGTACCTCTTAACAACGTATACCTATCCGGTGCACAGGGTAACTATAATGGCGTTTTCTTAAACGGTGCAAGTAATACATTTACTATTAACCCTAGTAGCTACTATACAATAGCAAAGCAGAACGAAGATATAGATTTTGAAGATGCATTTAAAGAAATAGCTATTCAACCGTTATTTACGGATGCAAGAGTGTTAATGAAAGACTTTTTAGGGTCAATATTTGGTGACTTGAGTTCTACACAAGATTCAATAGGTAAGGCTACCTATGAGAAGATTCAAAACTTTTTAGAGAATAATACAGTTATAGATGAGAGTAATATCGAGCAGCTAGATGGATTGCTTCAAATGCTAGATTTACCAAAGCTTAATAAATACTCTCTGCCTCCGAAGCTCGCAAGATTAATGGATTTACTTTCTATTAGTAAGTCAAAGCTTTTTGGTAAACGAAATAGAGATAGAACGCAGTATCAATCGTATGGTTATAGATCTAATAATTTTTATGGTTATAATTTAGGTGAAAAACTTACACCTAACAGTATTATAGTTCCTGGGGATCCAATAGTAGCGAATGAACTATATAGTGGTAAGTATGTAACGCTAAATACAACGTTACCGTTAAGTGCAAGAATTGCTCCAACTATTACTATACCATCTGGTATAGTATATCGTACAGTTACAGGCATATTAACAGCTACTTCACCAGAGCGTATATCAGAGGGTGAGTTTATAACGTTAGAACGAGCATCTAATTGCTCGGTTCTAACAGAAGCATTATCTGGTCTATTAACTGAAGATGTCATGACGTCTACTCAATTCTATAATCTTAGTGATTATAATGAAACTTGGGGATGGCCATTACTATCAGGTGGGAGTAGAGAAATCACAGATATTTACTCATTCTACTATCAAGCTAGTTCTGTTGGTGATATAACTGATTCTATTATTAATTTCGACGATCCTAACAATACGTTAACTTATGGTATTACATCTTACAATGATTGGTCAAAAGATAACGGTATTGTGTCTAATATCTTTGCTAACTCACTTTACGAAGGCTTGAACCTTTTTGATAACTAAATATTTATATCGATGTCTAACCAATCACTCAGAACAGTTGTAGTTAACTACTCTATCACAAACTCAAAAATTGAGAATGACGATTATAGAGATAATATTACCCCGTTCTCCTTTCTAGACTTTATAAATTATACACAAGCAGATTATTCACCGGAAGAATATAGCTCTTTCTATAGCTCTTACCTTCAAAACTGGTATTCACTTCAAGATATATCAGAAGAAGAACAAAAAACACAATTTAAAGATTATTACCAGCAATTTATTAAAGAAATTGTTATTAGCTATACGACTGAGAGTGAGAAAAGATTTCTCGAGAATATAGACTTTAATAATTCAGCTGATCTTGACATAGCTATCCCGTTCTTTGCAAATAGGCTAAAAGATATTGCACTCTTTTATAAGAAAAGGAGAGATGAAGGTAAGTATGTTATCGATAGAAATAAACTTAAAGGGAGCACAACAGGTGTTGAGAAAGCAATTTTTGATAATATTTATAATTTTATATTTACTGCAGAGGATTCTAAAGAAGCACAAACAGCAACTATCGCTGCTTCGGTAAGTGGTTTAGGTATAGAGATAGAAGAATTTGTTGATGTGTATGGTACTTATTTTGATTTACCATCTGACGGTGAAGCTAATAATATTAATAATATTGATAAAAAGTATTATTTAGATCCTCTTGCAGTTGAAGCTATTACTGGTCAAGAAAACTTTATAGGTGCTATTAGAAACTTTAAGATTAATCCTCCGGTTATCACTCCAGAAGAGTTTGACGCTATATGCGATCCGGATAATGATCTTGTACAAGTATCTAATGCGTATAAATCTGGTGGTCTTAGTCTAGCCGATGTCTATAGTCTTAAACGCTCATTAATTAAAAAGTACTTAGGTACTGATATCTATTATGTAGATGCAACCACTATACCACCAACATCTGGATTGTTAATTACTGCTGATAATCCAACTTCTAATGCATTAAATTTACAAGGTGCAGATGCAGCACAAGTAGAATCAAATGATGTTAAGTTATTAAGAGATATAGGTTTGAACTTTAAACCTGATAATATTGGCTTATTTAAACTACAAGCTGAAACATATACCTATTCAATTAACCTCTCTGCTTTAAGTAATGAATTTGTTATTTTTCCAGATCCTAATAAGTATGGTAATGTATCAGTTAACCCAGTAAGTAGCTATCCTATATACTATAAGTTTGATTACCGGGATAATGTACGAAACGTTTCAAGTGGTGTAGCTTCAGGTGATCCAAAAATTACTAATAAAGTAACTACCTTTGAATCATATACTACAAAAGAGCGTAATAGTACTCAGTTAAAAGAGCTAAATAATATTAGTTATAAGCTAAACTTTACTGATCTTTTTGATCAAGGGGTTATTGATAAATATCAAACAGATATATTTGGTAACGAATACGCTTTACTTAAATATACACCCTTACAGCCGAGAATATCTGATCAAGACTATATTAAAAATCTGCTATTAGATGGTCATACATTCTGGGATAGAAACGAGGGTTATAATTTTGATTATAGTACAGCTAGCGTTAATGGTAATACTATTAGATCAGGATTAACGGCTAATACAAATGGTATGTCACAACTGAATACCTTTTTAACATTATACTTTAGAGAATTTTCACCATACCAAGATCTCATTAAGAAGACTAGAAATCTTAAACCGTTCTGGCGTGATGGTGGAGCATTTACTTTCTTTGATGGTAGTGAGTTACCTAACCCATTATCCGGAATAGGACCTGGATTTCCATCCCCTTTAAATTACTACTACACCGTTCTTGCAGAAGGTACTTTTGCGGTAGAGCAAGCTATACTATCTGCTGTAGATATGAATATTATTACCGAAGATGAATTTAATATTATAACTGATCTTAGCATATTAGAGTTCGCAACAGATGTTCGTAATTATCTTTCAGCTGGAAGCCCTTATACTAATTATGACGGTGGCTTATTTACTGACGAAGTAAATCTACCTAACGATTTTATTTATTCAGATAATTATCGATATCTTGATAATCCTGACTCTCGTGGTGCTACTGTATTATCAACATTATCTTCTCAAGATCTAACTCTTACTACTGAAGAGCGTAAAGCCTTGGATGGTAGATTATATGTAAAGAATGGTTCATATTCTGATTCTCAACCACTCTCTACTGCACTTTCAAACATACTTCAAAAGTATTCAACTAGTATTCAAACAGATTTAAATCTAGCTTTAATAGATTTCGATATTATACAGAATACTATTTTCTTAGAAACTAAATCTAACTTACTAATAGATAAGATTGAATATAAAGATGCAGAGTTTACTAAGCCTAGTACAGTCAACACATTATATAGCGTTAATAGCTCTATAGGAGCAGAAACGTTCTCAAATAGATTCTACGTTGAGGGTACCGGTAAAGTATATTTTGCAAGATTTCAAACTATTGGTGCTAATGATTGTGATGTTTCTCCAAGAAATTATTTAACAGTTTATCCAGAGATTTATGAATACTCTATACTAGATAATCATGTAAATAAGGTGTATCCAGCTGATACAGCATCTACTACTCTTAGTGTATTTGATGTTAATACTTCTGCTTTGAGTTTAGGTGTAAGTGCTACGAGAAACTATACAATTGAAGAGGTTCATACACCGAAGATAGCATATAATAAACGAAATGATATATTTAAGCTAACGTATATTGTAAATGATCCTAATGACATGTCACATTTTATTGACGTTTCATTTAGACAAGTAAATAATGATTTCACTCTACAGAGTATATATAAATATGAAGATGAAGAGGAAATATTAAGATCGACTACATTTGGATTAAGTTCAATGTTTGGTTCCATATCAGCCAACTCTGGTTCGTTCACACGCAATACTAACAACTTTACTGTTACAATCTAATGTCAAATATTTTTATCCAACTACCTGCTTTAAGTGGTACAGCGCTTCAATCATCAATATCTGCAACGTTACCTGAGGTTACTTTTAAAGGAGCCCCATCTATTATGTTTGTACTTACAGGTATTGATGAATCAAAAAGTAAAGCTCTTACGTTAGATATCAACTGGGGTGATAACAGTAATATTGAGTACTATCAAAGAGATGTAGTTTATGATTATAGAGAACAATCAATTCTTAATGAAGTTCTGTATGGCAAAATTGGTGGTAGTGTTTTAGAGGAATATGGTCATACATATATACCTTCTCTAAGTTCTCAAGTAACTAGCCTAAGCGTACAATTTCTTATATACTTTAATGATGGCTTTTTCGCGAATGTTTTTCAACCAATTAGATTATTGAGAGAGTCATACTATGATAGCATTGAAAAATTAGGTATCTTGAACACTCAAATGGTAGGTACATCTGCATCAAATACTATTGCTAATTTACAATCTAGATTTAATAAGAGGACCTATACTACATTCTTCGATAAAGATTGATTGCAACAACTAGCTTCCAGATTAAATAAGTATAATGAGTTCTTCATATACAAAATCTGTTAGTTCAATCTCTTTCCCAACTGGGGAATATGACGATAGATTTGTCACACTTGATCAGTATCATAGTGTTTTAGAGCAAGGATTTCAAGTAAATAATATTACAGCTTTATCAGGTGCAAAAGATAGTAAGATCAATAATTATACATCTTTTCATATTACTAACAAAAGTAAACTTTCTGACTTTCTACAATTATCTAGTATAGCGGGGGACGAGAGTACATCATTTGTTACTAAATTAGGGTTCCAACGAGCTTTAGGTGATCTAGATCAATATCTGTATATTTTTAATTCCGATGGTGAAGTTGCAACTAATCAACAAAAACCCTTAGGTGTACGTACTTTAAATGCTATAAATGCGTTTAGTAATAATTACTTTTTCGAAATAGAAGCACTTAATAATAATTTATTAAGAATTAAACATAATAACGGTATATTTGATTTTTACCTTAATTACACTGGAGTGTCTTTATCAGGAGGAGAGTTTGTTTTCTATCAAAATACAGATAATTACAAGAATATATCGCAAGAGCGAAATGATGTTTTTCGATATAATTTAGACGATGATGGTTACCTACAGCTATTTAAAACTATTGGTACAACTCTTACTATCTTTACGCTAAGTTCTATACCTACAGGTATAGTACCTATAATGGCCCCTCTACAACCATCTGGTTTAAATAGAGATTTTAATAATCTAATTAATATTGACTATAATCTTGATACTAATAAGCAGTTTCTTAATAATAGCTTTATTTCATATAGTTCAAAAAATGCATCTAATTTAACTCTTAACACTCAAAGAAGCTCATTTAATGATAATGGTCAATATATGTTTATCACAAATTATAATACAATATCTAGTGATAAGATGCCTATTAATTACTTTGCTCTAGATACTAATAGATCTGAATTTAACTTCATTAAACGTGGTAGTAACTTAATTGATACACCATATGGATTACCTGGCTATGAAAATCGCGACTATAATAACCTCTATTTAGGTAACGATCAAGAGGGTGGCTTAACCAACCCTATACTCAACTATACATTTTACAATAAAGATGTATTTATCACCAATGGTACAGATACCTTTTTTCAAGCACCTTCTTCAATATACCCATATTCAAAATTAAATATAAATGATACTACATTTGTAAATAATGGTGCTTTTGCTGGACCGACACCACAGCTAGCTGATAAAATTTTTATAAAACGGATAAATTCTACTCAATATGATAATGGTAGATATCTTTGCACTTGGTTATCTGGTAGTTCTTTAGAAGAAACTGGTATATGGGTTGATAGGTACTACTACCCAGATAAAATTACCAAGACTGCAGCTCTTTCAAGCTCATCTCGTTATGCGCCAGCTTTAAATGATAGTGTTGATGGTGTTGATCTATCAGTCACAGATGCTGTAATAGCAAGAGAGAAATTTTTTGATAAAAAGAGTGATGCAGCCATCGAACCTAATATTGATATTAAGTATCAGCGTATTGGTAATGCAGATATTACAGAAATTATTGATTCGTCTGCTCCTTTAATATCATCATATGATAGTTATATAACCTCTAAAATTGTAAGAGGTGAAACGGAAAATATTTGTGTAGATTATACCGGCAAAGAATTAACTTTCAATGGTAGTAATTATACCAGTTTTGACGTTCAAGATGCAATTAATGACTCTAAATCATTTACCTTGAACTTTGATATGTATCTTGACCCTGAGGTTAATTATGGTTTTGAGTTAATTGGTAATAACACTAACAGAGGATTTGGTATTTTCCAAGATCAAACGGTAACGCCATTTATACATGTTGTTGGGGATTATACTCTCTATATATACAATACCGACTTTGTATTGCTTAACAAAGTAGTATTTAAAACAAAAATTAAACATGTTTTTAAGAGAAGTGCATTAGATGATTATATTGTTGCAACTGCTGGTAATATATACTATAAGGTAAATACCCAAGGTAACAAGATTAAGCTTGAATGTGGTTCTGGGATTTTAGATTACTATGGTACACATATGGAGCATGATCATATTGACTTTATATCTTCTGATCAAAAGACTACCCGGATGAATATTAACACTATGTCTGTATCTGCTCTCTCTTCTACAGAGTTTGATGTTTACAAGGATGAGATGTGTTTGTACGATAATGTAGTAGATTACAATGATACAATTTATAAGTTGCCAGGTTCAAAAACTAAATGGGAAAATGATAATACATTCTTCTACAAAGTAAGTAATTTTATAGTTAAGCATAATATAGACTTTGGACCACAATCGTTTCTTAAGTCAAATGACCAAATCGTTGACTTTAATATTTTAAATGATACAATTGTAACTTTAACTACGGATAAATATTTTATACATAACACTAGCGCTGTATTTTTGCTATCTGGTAGTATAGGTGATATTAATATACCAATACCTTTTAATGATACTACGTTTTCATTATCTGGTGGTGCATTCACATCTATTGATTGGGTTAATGAATATATTGAAGGTATTCAATATCAATACCCAGTAATTCTTGCTGAAGGAAGTGATAAAAACATGTATTTAGCAAAAGGGTTGTTTCCTACATTAACAGCTACAGCTCTATCAGGTGTTTATCTATGTGATAATACAAGTCAAAATAATCTTACTAATTATAATGCTATTAACCGAATTTACGATAATACATCTATAGACTTTAAATTAAGTTTAAGAAATTATCTAGATACAGAAGATGTTTTAAATCAGACCATATCTTTCCAACCAAGCTCTTTCGAGCCAGGATTTTATAACTTCACGTATAGGCTTGATAGTCTACAAGGTAATTCTACTCTATATATAAACGGAGATCTATATGAAAATCAAACCTTTCAACCAGGAAAGTATTTAATTCAAGATATTTTCTCTGATCAGTTCTTTATAGGATCAACTGGTTTCCAGAGTAATCTTGATCTTGCTACATACTTGAGGCAACCTAAATATTATTACTCTAAAGATTTAATAGTACGTAATCCATTTATCTACGATAGGGCTATTAGCACAGAAGAGGTATTTGCAATATACCTTTCAACAAAAAGTATTGATGATATTACATTATCTTTACCTGGTGGTCAACGAACATCAAAAACAGAAATACAGCAGTTCTTTAAGTTTAACAGAAATAATTCTTCTAACTTAATTGATATTGTTGTACGAGATCTTAACCTTGCAAGCTCTGTTGTACAGGATCAGATTAAAACTAGTATATTAGCAGAGGCTAAGCAGTTTTTACCGGTAGGTACTAAAATTAATAACATAACATTCATTGATCATGGCAATTCCTAATTATTATAGTTACAAAAAGATTTATACTTCAGGTGATATGTTTACATTAACCGGTAGTGATTTCTATGGTTTTGCTGAAACAGTTAATGGTGAAGCTAAAGAAGTAAGTACAGGTAAAACACTTACACCAAAAGGAACGTATAGAACAGATCAGTTTTATACAAGTTATTTTAGGGATAGGGTAGTCGATGATCTTAATCTAGCACTGCCTAATACTCTTGATAAGTGTTTATTTGCTTTAAATGATAATTTTAACTATGATTTATTTAAATATAAGTTAGAAAGGTTAAGAGAGAATAATACATACGTATATTCAAAATTGTTTATACCATCAAATAAGCTACCTTTCGCAACTAGTTTACGATATGCATCTGTATCATCAGTATCTGCCACTGAGTTTGAAATAGGAATATCAGATAGTTCAACTCCTGCTTTCTCTGCTAATAGTAGGTTTGCAAACAATAATTATTTAAGTGCATTTGGGAACGTAGTAGCAGCTACTGCACAAACTAATCTTGAACCACTTAGTGGTGAATTTTCACTATTCGCAATAACTAAAACCAATTTACTCTGTTTAACTGGGGATAATAATGCTCTTACAGTAGTTGAAGATACTACAGGTTATGAGAGTCAAAATAACGACCTATCTTTTAATGAATTAGGAGGTATCACTTCTACTAAAGAATTTTTATATATATCTGATACTGGTAATAATGTAGTTTTAAAGTATGATATTGCTGGATATAGTAATAATGATAGTTCTTTAAGATTCCGGAGAAATTATATAGAGTTAGTTGGTGGTTTTGGTGGAGCAACACGACAAACTAAATTTAATAAACCTACTTTCTTAGCAGCTAATGGTACTGAATTAGCTGTTTTTGATTCTGGTAATAAAAATATTAAGATTTTTGATGGTGATTTTAACTTTATAACTCGAATTACATCTGTTGAGTTAGGCAAGGAGACATTTGGAGCCATGGGATTTGATCCTGACTTTAATTCGCTTTATGTTATAACTTATAGAGATATTACTACAAATCAAATAACCGTTAGAACACCATTCTTATATAGATTTAGTGGTAAGAATTATCGTTTTAGTGAGAAGTTTACTTTAAATGATACATTAGGGTTAAATGAAAATATTAATTCACTAACCTTCTCTGGTACGGATAGTAATTATTGGTATTTTGGTACAGATAATACTGTTTATAAGAAATTTAAAACTCGACCAGTTGAAATAATTGGTAAGTTTAGAACGCAGCGTTTATATTTACTAGATTTTACTGAAACTACAGAAGAAATACCTCTAGAAGTAGCCCTTGAAAATAAAGAAGTAGAAGTTAATACTATCAATAACAGATGGAATTTTATTAATATAGATTATTCTAATGCTGATTTTATATGGAATGTAGGTGTGGAGATAGAGATTGAAAATGTTAGTGCTGCGACAAATGCTGTACCTGTTAGTATTCCAACAACAGCTGCTGTTGATGGTCTTTTAGATGATAAAATTACATCATTCTCCATTTTTCCAGGTGTGAGTTCTACAGATCGTGCTATTATGTTAACAACTGGTAGGTTATTTTTCTTTGATGAACCTACTCAAGATGCATATCAACGTGTAATAAAAGATGTTAACTACAATAACTACGGTAGTGCAGCATTTTCTTTGAATACAGATAGTTTTATACAAAATTCTGTTGTTAATACAGAGCTGTTTAAAGTTATTAATGATACAATTGCTATTAAAAATAACATAATAGGTAGATTTACTGGTAAATTTGTTAATAATATACTTGAGTTAGACGATTATAACTACGAAATCGACTTTAAGCAATTACTTAATCAAGAGATAGAAAATCTTTATGTTCATGGAAATGAAGAAAACTTAACTGGTACCCTAAACAGGTGTTTTGAATTAATTTTTAATCTACAGCAAAAAATAATGAATACAGTGCAAGTGAATACAGAAGCAGACGTACAGCCGGTATTTAATAAAGATGCTTTAACAAATATTTGATTGCTTAATACTGCCATTGACATAAATATACATATGGCAAGTACTTCCTTAACTAATACTAACATCAGCAAAACTTACGTTGGTGTACTGCATGCGAAAGGTGCAGCGTTACCAGCTACTGGACAAGAAGATGTATACGATGGGTTTGGTAATAAAAGTGCTCTTAAGGTAGGTCAAGCAGGTAAAGGTATTGATGTAGACGGTCCACTTGGTGATGCTTTTAAAACTGCTATAGCTGAAGCAATATACCCTGTTGGGTCTGTTACATTTTCGCAAGATAATACTAATCCAGGATCGAGATTTACAGGTACTACTTGGATACAAATTGCTACAGGTCGGTTTATAGCTGGAGAAGGGGCTGGTAATGACGGTACTGAAGCTAAAACAATTCCAGCTGGTAATGACACTACTGGTAAATATAATCACCCACTTACTACAGCTGAGTTAGCTTCCCATAGTCACGGTCTAGACCAACTCAGTAATAATGCTGGTATTGATGGTAGTGCTTTCGGACAGGGTGTTTCTAATAACCAGCAACGTGATGCTGTTGGTCGACAAGCCACAGTCAATACATTTACTTCAGCTTCTACTGGAAGCGGAACTCCACATAATAATATGCCACCATCATTCGGATTGTATGTATGGCAAAGAACATCTTAACAATTTAAAAAAATGCCAGACGTTGAAATCGTAAAACTAAAATTAAGAAGAGGTACTGACGTGCAGCGTCAGACTGTTACCCTTGAACAGGGTGAAATGGGTTATACTACAGATCGTAAGAGAGTCTGGGTTGGTGATGGATTTACACCGGGGGGACATGTAGCTGGTAATTTGGTATATGCACCACTTACATCAAGTGCAAAAACTTCTTTAGCTCAAGCTGTTCAAAATGATTTAGTATATGAAAATAACCTTTTATATCAGCTTTCTGGTACTGATTCCGCTCTACTTTCTAGTTGGGCTTTCATAGGATCGCAAACAGATACAGCATCTATTAGCTATGATGTAAATAACAAACTACATGTTGTTACCGGTGCTATTTCAGCTTCATCTTTAAATTCAAATGTTGTAGCTACTAACGGTGGTATCACACTTAACCCAGTTCAAGGTCTTTCAGCTGCCGTGGATGGTACATCTATCAGAGTAAATTCAACTACAGGTCAACTTAGTGTGTTAGGTGCACCTATACCTGCTACTTGTATTGGTAATGGCTTAAGCGGCGGTGGGGTAGAGCCAGTGGGCCTTTTTACTTCCAATTCTTTCGGACTGCCTTTCGGTAAATTATCATTCTGCAATGCACCATGTAATACAGTTTGCGCATGCGCAATTGTTGCCTCTACTGTTACTAATGGATTAGTAGTAAATAATACTGCTAATACTTTAGGTATGGCTACTATTGGAGCTGGTGAGAGTAAACCGCTTAATACCACAACTTTTGATCAGTTTGGTAGAGTTACAGGTACAACTAATGCAATTACATCTAACCTATCAGGGATAAACACTAGTGGAGCTGGTGCAACCTTTTTTGGTGATCTTATTGATACGACTTCAGTCGGGCGGACCGTGGTCTGTGCTCAATCCGGAAGTTTCGCAGCTGATACCGGTAGTAATATCGCAGCAGTTACGATTTGTTTATGTTCTGCCGGATTTATAACAATAGATTCTGGTACATGCGGTAAGCTTGCAATACCTGTATATAACTATTAATAAAATACTAATATGTCTAATAAAATTGAAATTCTCGAAAACACTCTATTAAAACTTCTTGTTAGACGTGGTGGTAATCTTGATCGGCAAAACATAACTCTCGATGAAGGTGAGCTAGGTTATACTACAGATAATAAACGTCTATTTGTTGGTGATGCTTCAACATCAGGAGGTATCGTAACCGGTAATAAGTTCTTAGGTACTGCTTCTGATCATTCAGCTTTGAGTGCTGGTGCAGAAGATGGTGATATAGCTTTCAATACAACAAGTAAAGCTCTATACACATTATGGGAAGGAGCATGGGTAAAAGCTTCACAAGTATTAGCAGCATACGATAGTTCAATTGTTATTGATGATGTAAATGGTACTATACGGGTAGGTACACTATCAGCCAATAACTTTGATAACGATGCTTTAGGTAATTCACTTGAATTAGTAGCTGGAAGGATTTCATTAAGTGGTACGCAGATCTTAACTGATAGAATTAACGTTAAAAACGGTACTCATCTTAAACTACCAGAAAAGCTCAATATTAACGATGTTAATTATAACTTTCCTGTAGGTGCAGTTGCTAATAATCAATTTCTACGCACTGATTCTGCAGGACAACTTTCATGGTCTGCGCCGCTTAATACAGGTCAGTTTTATGTAAATTCCTCTAGTGCCTTTATACCGGTTGGTACTATAATGGCAGCTGCTAGTGGTAAAGCATTTCCATCTGGATGGTTACTTTGCGATGGTTCAGCTGTATCTAATACAACCTACGGTGTTCTTTCAAGTATTATCGGTGCGCAATATGGTGGTTCAGGTAATAACTTTAACTTACCTAACTATGAAGATGTAGTACATGTAGGACAAGCGGATGTTTCAAGCTTTAGTAATGGTACCCTTAACTCTACCGGTGCTACGTACACAACTAAAGCAGTAAGTTATTATATTAAAGCACTACCTGATGCAGTAGTTACTTCTACATTAACAATTAACGGTGGTTTAACTGCTTCTAACAATAATGCAGCAGTAGCCAATGGTGTTCCTATAAATACCCTGGCAGGTGCAATTAAGATTGGGCCAGTGCCTCCAGGTATACAAGCTTTTACGATCGCTACAAATCTATCTGCTAATGGAAAAACAACATTTACAACCGTAGCTGAGCATACAAAAGTATGGGTAACAGGTTCTGGTGCTAAAGGCGGACTACGTACAGGTGGTGCTGCAGCAACAGTATATGCTATAATTTCAGCGCAACCAGGTACTAGTATTGACGTATATGTAGCAGCTGGTCAAACTACTGCTAATTCTTCCGGAAACTTAAGTAAGATTGCAATTGGAGGAACTAATCTATTAATAAGTAATGGAGCTGCTAGTCTTAGTGCTTCAATCCATACAGCAGCTTCTTTAAATGGTGGTAATAAAGGTACATTAAATACATCTGATCCGCGTATTATAGGTGGTTATATTATAGAAGGTGGTTCAGGTGGGTGGGATACTAATAGTGATGATGAAGAGTCTTGCGGTCCTGCATCTTTCTGGGGATCAGACCAAGCTCCTGGAGCTGGTGGTGGTGGTCATGAGGGTACAAGTATTAATACTAAAGCCGGGCTAGTTAAATTCGAATGGGGAATGTAAATTCTATTTATTATACTTGTATCTGACATACACCAGATTAAATATAGGTGTTAATGTCTAATCTACCACTATCTGCTACATCAGTAGCAATTTTCGAAGATGGTTTATCACCTCAGTTTGATATTACCTGGTCATTTACTTATCAATTAAGTAACTGGGAGGTTTCTGACGAGATAGGCTTCTGTATGTTCTTGCAAAATGCATATACAACGTTTTCTGGTGGAGGTAATGGTACTGATTTAGGCTATTCCGGTGCTGTTACAGGTTTCGCAGCCGATGCGAATGATGCACTAAGCGGTGCGATTATAGGTATAGGTTTAGATAGTTTAGGCAGCTTTGCTTTACCTAAGACATATGTAGATAGCTCTACTAGAGATGGTATCAATCCTGCTTTACGTAAAATAAATAGTATATCTGTACGTGGAGTTGATTCATCTCGTAGTACTACAGTTGATGCAAACAACCCTTATAAGTATCTTAACATTAACGAGACTATAAGTGCATTTAATCTTACAGATAGTGGTGTTAAGACAATAAGAGCTCGTCTCGGTAACTATGGTAGAAGACTCCAAGTTGATTATAAAGCGCAAGGTGATATCTTCTACACCAACTTACTTAAAGCAGATATTGCCGGACCACAAATTAATGCTTTCACAAGATACAGACCAGGTGTTACATTCTGTAAACCATTAACATCTAGTAACGCTAACGGTACTATCGTAGTATCTAATTTTCACGTCGAGGGTAAGAATGACTCTATTACTACGAATGAAGTTCTTTCTACTACATTTACTGCACCTATTACAAATAATAAAGCTAGTTTAAAACCACCTAGTGCACCTAGTATATTAGGTTCACCTAATACGGAAGAAAAACAAAATTTACCTTTTTTAGGTATTGAACCAGATATTGGATGTCCTAATGATTATTGCGGTTTAAGTGCTTTAGGATCTGATATAACTAATTTCAGCAGAGGTGTTTTTCCATCGACTACTCTTTATGGTATCTCTGCCTTTATAGGTGATGTTGAAATACGTTGGAATACACCATCTTTCAGACTCCCTACTAGATTTGTTTATAGCTACGAAAACAATATGGTATATGATACTGAATATGTAGGTAATAGTATATATGACTATGAAGGATCAGGACGTTCTACATTTATTACCGGCCTTTTATCAAGTTATTCTATTAATAACCAGCAAGCAGAACTTGCACTAAGTGCTATAGCACCAGATGGTTATCCGTATGTTACTGATACTAAATCTAATGGTGGTGCTACCTTTTACAAAGATACAGATTCTTCACGTGTTACTCTTAATGTATATACACCCCTATCTTCTACTGACTGGGAAGCCTTTGTTGGGTGCCCATATTACACGTTATCTTGTGGTACAGAAGATAGCTACTTATGTGGCTTAACCCAGCAGCACGAGACCCTCAGAAGAATAGTATTTCCAGAATATTCATAAGTTATGAGCACACCTATACCTACCCCAAGTCTTACATGTAATCAATCGAATCTTACATTCGAATTTGTTGGTTCAAGTCTCGCGGATACGTTACCTCTCGGTTGTACGACAGGATCAAAGTTTCAAGGTGCTGTTCTTGGGCTTGATAGAAATTTTTACCTTATACCGGATGATGCTCGGTATGTAACAAAGTTTGATCCAGGTAGTGATACAACAGTTAATCAGTTTGCTGATCTTGGAACGATTGACCCCTCGCTTTGCGAGCAATCATGTAAGTATGCAGGTGGTGTTTTAGAACCAACTAGTGGAAAAATTTACGCTAACCCGCTTAACGCAATTACTGGACCATTAGTTATTGATACTGCAGTATCACCAGCTACAGTTGCACCAAGTTACTTTTCAGATTGCAATTCTCGTTGCTGTCTTCAAACAGCTGGAGGTGTTATAGGAGGCTCTGGTGCGAGTGAGTGTTTGTTTATGGTACCTTTTACTGGACCTGCTAAGGTACGGACTATGGTCACTAGTACAGATTCAATTGGTGCTGATCTACCTTTTCCTGAAACTCCAACATCTGGCCCAATACATAGTATACGAAATACTGCAGCAGATGAAGGAGTTGTAGAAGATGTTTACAGAAGATTTTGTGGTGCTACTGATGGTGGTAATGATAAGATCTACGCAACGCCAATGTCAAGTGAGTCTATTCTTATAATAGATACAACATGCCCAGATTCTTGCGCGGATAAAGTTACATTTGGTGATTGCATTATTACTGGTTGCTTAACACCTACCGCAGCACCAATTGATTCATCTACAAGAGATCTAGAACCATTTCCATTCTTTAACATGTACTCAGGTGGTTCTTTGGCATCAAATAATGCTATTTATGCAATGCCGAAGCGCGCGAATTCTGTTCTTAAGATTGATACAACAGATGATACTACTACGGAACTTCCCTTACCTCCAGCTCTTGTTGATGCAATTGATGAATATGAAACTACATTACCTGCAGGTAATTTCGCTTCTAAATCGCTTAACTCGGTTTTAGGACCTGGTGGTTGCGTTTTTTCTGTACCAGTTAATGCTCCTTATCTTATTTGGGTTGATCCATCTACAGATACAGTCAATTACAGAGATATTAATGCTGAATTAGGTGGCACTGGTACTGATAGTGATTACTTTTCTTCTGCAGCAACAATTGGTAATTGTATTTATTATTTTCCACAAGAGGCAGATAAGATTCTTAAAATCAGAACTAATAATATTTCTGCTTCACCGACTCCTACACCGACAGTTAGTTACACACAAACAGGTACAGCACCTTTAGCAGCGACTGCTACACCAACAAACAGTAACAGCCCTTCTTGTTCTGCACCTTTAGTACCTACTCCACCTGTAAGCTTTACCCCACCAGCCTCGCAAGGATGTCAAACACCAACTATTGGTAACTGTACCCCGATACCAACTAATCCAGTTACTACCCCATGTGCAACTAGTACACCTACCTTTACACCTACCTTTACACCACCTGCGCCATCTGTTACATCGAGTGTTACACCATCTACTTCAAAAATTATAGCTGTAACACAAAGTAACACAGCTACAAAAACTGGTACTCCTACTGGCACACCAACGGGTACACCAACTTGCTCATTACCTGTAGGTGTAACTCCAAGTAATACAGCTACACAAACAGTTACACCAACAGCTAAAGTTACTAGCACTCCTACTCAGACAGGAACTCCTAGCCATACACCAACGATAAGCAATTCGCCTACTCTCACTTTTGAGAGATGCCTTAATCTTAGATACAATGTGGTTGATGGACCAGATCGGTTTATAGTTACTTATGAAGGGGAGGTTGTTCTTGACTCTGGTTTCATTGGTAATTCATCTTATAATTTCTCAGGTAGTAAAAGGCATATATTTATAGATGCTTTACTTGCAGAAGGCTTTATTGCATATAATTTCCCTGGTCTTTCAATTGCTGCAGATGGCTTTCCAAATGTTAATAATACTACATCAGGAGTATCTACAGCAAAGATAGCATTTTTTGAAGATGATAAAGCTATTGTAACGATCCAATCACCGGTTCATGATAAGCCTCAATGGACTTATACATTAGAGTGTCCTGTTATTTGCCCATCTCAAACACCTACACCTACCCACACACCTACAAAATCTGGTACACCCACCTTTACACCTACCAAATCTGGTACACCTACTCAGACAAATACCAAATCTGGTACACCTACTCAGACAAATACCGGTACTCCTACTCAGACAGGTACACCTACTACTACTAGTACACCATTACCTACACCACCGATTACACCTACAAAAACTCCTACACAAACAGGTACGTCTACACAAACACCTACACAGACTCAGACGCAGACACAGGTTGTTACACCTACTCAGACCCCATCTACTACCCAGACACAGGTTGTTACACCTACTGCTACAGGTACACCAATTGCAACACCACCGATTTCACCTACACAAACAGGTACGTCTACACAAACACCTACAGTAACTTGTAGTAGTGGTATTTGCCCGACACCTACTAATACTGGTACCGCATGCGTAACAGGTACACCAACACAGACGGGTACGCCAACTAAAACGGCTACACCATTAGCTACAGCATGTGTGACTCCAACAGTAACTGGTACACCAGCGGTTACACCACCTAATAGTTATACACCATCACAGTGCTAATTATAAACATAAAAACCCCTTCATAATATATTATGAAGGGGTAATCTAAGTTAGTTTATTAATAGTTTAAAAGAACTTCCTAAAGGAAACTCCTGTAAGAGTTTCATCATCTGATCCAGCATAGATGGTACCAACAGTATCAGATGCTACATTTACGAATGAAACAAATGGTGTAAGGGTAATTCCTCCAAAATAGTTATACTCGTAATCTTTACTAAAGGTTAGTTGTGTGTGAGTAAACTCTGACTCATCAAAGCTATAACCAACAGTAGCAGTTAGATCAATAAGCACTTCATTACCAAGTACAAATGGAAATGGATCAATTGAACGTTTAGCTGTAAGTTCAAAGTAACCCAATCCGTTACCTTCAGTAGCAAAGTATTGGGTACCTGTAATATTAGTTTCAAAAAGCTCCTTAGCAAGAGAAACTCCAATTTCACTAGTGACATCACCTGCAAGATCAGTTCCTCCAGTATAACGCTTATAAGCGACTCCAGCTGAGAACTCACCGACACTTTCTAAAGAGAAATCACGAGTAAATCCAACAGATAGATTAGTGTTATTAAGCTGAGAGTTATCAGCATAAGAGAATGAAGCTTCCAATCGTGCAAAGTCAAAATCATAACCAGTACTAAGACCAGTTACTTTATCACTTTCACCAAACTTCGCACCTCGCCAAACATCTGTATCCCTATAAGTAGAGGATACCTCAATTGGAGGTACAGTAATATCTGCAGAGACAAAGCCAACTGCAGCCAACGTTGTTAATATAATAGTTTTTAGCATATCGTATTTATTGTATAATATTATGTTGCATATGCAACATTTAAATTGGCTCCGGAGCTAGGGATCGAACCTAGGACATTCTGATTAACAGTCAGACGCTCTACCGCTGAGCTACTCCGGAATAAAATTTTAGATATTACCGATCTGATGCTCAATGCGTACATCACTAAGCATTGAATGATAACGTTCTTGAATATATTTTTCAAATGCAAGCGGCTTTACCCACTTCGTATCAGAATCAGGTACTTTTGCATCTACTAACTTCTGATCTACTGCTTGAATGCCTTCAACTAAGCATGCCCATCGCGAAAAAGCTTCTAGAGTCATCTCTTCCGTAGTACCATCTTTCTTATTTAGAGTAATATTATTATTCATGTATTATTATTGTATTATAGTTCGTATTTCGATTGATTATTTTTATCATTCTCCATACCTAATTATATGATAGTTCCTTATGGTTTACTTAGATTTACTCTCATACTTGCTTGTACGCACACGAACAGGTCTTGACGTGTGTTTATGAGTTGTTCGCGACCATAATGGAACATCTGGCCGAGAACTATACCGATATGTTGGTGGGCAGTAAGTACTATACCGATATGCTCCGTAGTAAGGAACATAATACTGACTTGTAGTATATCTAAGCCGTTCGCGTGCGAATAAAGTTTGAGTAGGTATATGCCTTACAGTAGTTGTCGGAGTCGGATCATAAGAATAAGATGTATACGTACCATCACAGCTTACCAGAAACAATGCAATAAATGCAGTTATAAATTTACACATATAAGTATTTATTCTCCTGTTACTTCTTCAGGATTAGTTTGTAGAACAGGTATCTTCATCATTCCAAGCTCTACATTATTATTACACTTAGGACATCTAAAAACATTCTCTGTATTCGCGAAGACATCTACATCAAAAGTATAATCACCGCACGGGCATTGGGCTGATACTCTACTTAGGGATAATACAGCATCCATTTCACTTTCAAACTCTGCATATAAAGCTTCTTTATTAGTCACACTAAAAGAATTAACAAACCAAAAAACAACAAACTGCACTCCAGTAGTAAGTGCAAAGGCATGCCAGAAACCCATTAGGTTTGCTAATCCGAAAGCAAATAACGTTGATACGACTGCAGTTAATAAGAGCGATCTAAACATATACTATAGTATAGTATCTTTTGGAGTAGTTGCAACTACTATAATGATAGTTTAGCAAGTTGCTCTGGTAGTTCAAGTATAAGATTATTAATGCGATCAATTTTATCCTGCAGGTCGCTTACATATTCCTCATCTACTGTCTCATTTTGTTTAACATTTTCCAGCATACGCTGTAGTTCGGCAAGTGATACAAATGTATTTCCAAGAGTAGCTGTAATTTGTTCTAGTTCGTGTGGCATAATAGGAGGGGCTTTCTGAAATTTTTCGTCGTTCTTATATTGAAGTTCCTGATCTTTAACACTTAGTTGAGCATTAACAGGATTTTTGGCAGGACCAACATAATACGGATTACTTGCAACATTCATGTATTATTATTTATGCCCGAGACTAAATATTAACATGAGTAAATTTGAAAAGAGATTCTTTAAAGCTATCACAGAGGATATTGAAGACGAGAAAGAAGCTTTCGAGCTTGAACTTGACGATGATACTTCTTCAGAAGATTTTGATGTTGATATGGAAGCAGATACAGAAATTGCTGAAGTTGATCCTGCTGTTAAAGCTGCAGAAGCAATGGGCGAAGCTAATGCTGCAATGGTTAATACACTTAAAGGTTGGATAGCAAGTGGTGATGCGTTCCTTAAAAGCCTTAATGATAGTGAAGATCCTAATTCTATTTCATATGCAATTGGTAATGCTGAAGCAGATACACTTTTTGATAAAATGAAAGGTGAGCAACGCCGAGTATCTAAAGTAGCTACCGATCTTGCTGCTCTTAATGAGACCTTTCGAGGCTATCTTGCTCAATCTGAGAATCCTATACTCAAAGGGGTTTAATCTGCTCTTCTAGATAAGGCCTAACATACTCTGCAAAGAGATCTTCATCATAATGAGCTCTTGTAGGTTGAAACTTCTCTAATGTAGGATTTATACAAACGTCTTCTAGATGTTTACCTACATTGTAGAAGTTTATTTTGTACTGGTTACAAGCAGCTTCTAGTGCATACGTATTAGCTGCACGGGTTCGGATATAGTGACTATTATCGCCTCCTGTGCGAAGATTAAGAGGTGGTATAACATGAAGACGTGCTTCCGGGTGAAACTTCTCTTTAATCAAGTCTCTAATAAGCACTAAGTCTAATTCTAAATCTTTAGGTGATAGAATTACTACTTGTGATGCATCACGTATCTCCCGACTTATAACTCTTCCCGGTGAATCTATAGTGTTATCTGCATCTCTATTTACATAAAACGTATTTACATATACTGTCCTACCTTTAATATATGCTTTATTTACTACATTAGATGAAACTTCGATAATAACATCTTTAATATCTTTAAGATCTGGTAACTTTCGTTCAAATCCTGCAGTTGTACAAGAAACATTATTAGAAGCAATAGCATTATGTATATCTCCAAAAACATACGTAAAATACTCTTGTGGAAACTGATTAATTAAGTCGATACCAGTCCCCATTATAACTGAACCAATTTCACGCGTGGTGTGCAACCTACCTGCAAATGAATTCCACATAAAATCGTACATATATCTGCACGATCCCCAATATAACATTTTACTATTTTCCATTGCAGTATTTTTTAATTTGAGTCATCTTAATAATTCCTTCAAGATCTCTATAGGTATGTTTCTCAATAAAGTTCCAGCTGATCTCATCCACTTTGCAATGCATCGCAATATCATTAAAGTCTTTAAAGCGTTTACCGAACTTTTCCGGCCATATAAACACGCTCTCCCCCTGTTTAAGTAATACTTCAGACTTTATCAATGAAGCTCGGTCAACCCACTGAGAGTCAAGGATCCACACCTTATCATACCATTTAAGATGACCACTGTACTGCTCTTCTTGTCTTGCAGTGAATGATTTTCCACGCTCTGTAATACCAGCTACAGCTACTGAGTTCTTAGTAAAGAAGGCATTTAAAGGACCTTCAAAGATATACACCTTATCATGATCACTTGATACTTTATCGATGTTAAATAGAGTTTTCTCACTACCTACCCTACCAAGATACTTTGGCTTTGTTTTTAAATCTGACGTCATAACTGTACGTGTTTGATAAAACTCTATTTCGCCATGTTCATTTATAAACGGTATTGTAATTCTATTCTTATGAACCTTATCAGTTAATGAAGCGTAGAGATTGTCAGGTCTATTAATAGCAGTATCCAGTCTTCTCGACTTAATAATATGATTGCATGCTCTAATAATAATATTGTCCTTATAAAAATCTTGCTGCATCTTATCTGATAGATTAATACTATCAGCAGGTAGTGTCTCTGTTTGTACTTTGACTACTACTTCATCATCTTTAGTAATATCAATAGTAACTTCATAATCCTTTACTTCTTCAATAATATCTGAGTTACTGCAGTTACTTACTTCTTTAATCCATTTAAATGGCTTACTACTCCAACCACAATTATGGCAATATATGTTGTCATTATCCGGTAAATAATAACAACGTTTTTTCTTCGGTGACTCCATACACACCGGACAAGAGCATTGATATACGTTGTTAAACTTATTGTAGTATGGACTTCTACCATACTCGTAGAATTTAGCTACAACATACTCTCTAGGAAGTGTTAATATCATCCGAACATAGAAGTCAATCGATGACTTAGTATAAAAGTACTATACCAATCTTCTTTCTTCTTGATAATGTTAATAAGCTCGAGCTCTTCACACTCATACACAAACTCTGACCAAGCATACTCTACATCTACATCTAACTGTTCTTGATAGTAGTTAGCTTCTTCTGTATGAGACATAACTTCATCAAGATTAAATACTTTCATATTCTTCTCAAATATTTTTTCTTGCTCTTCAGTAAGCTGTAATTCGTTATCAAGCCATTTACGTACCTTAGCTTTACCAAAGCGAGGTATACCAGGGACGTTATCAGATTTATCACCTAACAAGCATTTAGCACGTAACCACTCACTCTTAGTATATTCTGTATCTTCAATAAACGTCTCTAATCTAAACTCACGCTTGCGAATAGGGTCAAATAAGATAGTACTATTATCTACTAACTGTAAAAAGTCTTTATCTACAGAAACAATAACCTTCTCACCAGGAAACGTCTTACAAATATAAGCTACAATATCATCAGCTTCACGCTCTCGTGGAAATATAGATACAATACCGATATGAGATAATAGTCTCTTAATAGTATCATTCTGCTCATGTGGGGTACTATCTTTAGATCGATTGCCTTTATAACCATCTAACTGATCTTTACGTACATTCGGCTTATAGTCAGGTTTTTCATCCCATACACAAATCGTCTGAGTAGGCTTATATTTCTTAACGTAGGAGTAAATAGCGTTAAGAGTAAAGTAAATATGTAGTCCAGCAATTTTACTCTCTTCCCCTTCATTATACTTCTTTACTTGGTTTTTTGCAGTCCAGAAAGTTCTATGGATAAGGTTATTACCATCTATGATTAAGATCTTACTCATCTTTTATTTTTGTTATATTGAGCTTCACAAGTCTTCCAGATATCCTTAGAAAGCTTTTCTACTAATGTAATTATATCTGAGTTCCTTCCGAGATCAAACTTATCAAGAGGAACCTCAACGTTTTCCATATTTGGCATACTTAGACAAGAGACATTATCTTTGCTTACTGATATAACAGCAAACATTTGACCAACATAATCACCGTTATTTACGGCATATAACTCTCGCTGCTTAATAGGGTCCATCACCTTTATTATAGCCGCCGGTCCCGTAAGTGCCACCTAAATTACCAGCTATAAACAACCTCATTGCTAATGTATCTAAAGCATCCATTTGTTGATCTGAATGTGCTCCTTTAACTAATACAGTATTACCTTCTATATCATACCCGAATATATAGAACGAATCTAGATACTCTGATACAACCGATTTTAACTTCTCACGAAGTTCTTTTTCACTTTTATATTTTTGCAAATTTTCAGGTTGAAGATTAAGAGCTGCTTCAATCAGCTCTCTCACTTCATCATCAGCTGTTTTCTTTGGTTCCTGATTGTTCTCTTCCATTCTTATTATATTTAGTCAAGAAGTCGTTATCTTCAACTTGTTGGCATCCACGGTCTAGTAACCTTTGAACTACAACTTCAATTGAATTGGTCTTTAACACATAACCTCTTTTAAATCTCTGACCACCATCAGAGAAACTAAACAAGAACTCATCTTTAAACGGAAGATTTTCAAAGCATGTCACGTAAACAGACACACTACCTGGATCAACGAGTATAGTCCATCTACGTGCATCATGCTCACCATACTTATCAAATATCCTAAGGGTAGCAAAACCACTATCCTTAAGACGTTTGATAAAGTATCCAGGAGTCCTTAGCTTATTCCTATTTTTATCAGATAACATTACGCTGTTAAAGATGAGATAATATATTTCAGCTTAATACCAGCACCTTCTGCTTCAAATACTACAACACCGAATTCGGTATTAACACGTACTTTAAACACATCACTAATATTAGTTAATAATCTAATGTTATCAAAATTAACCGGGATGGGATCAAGCTCAAAGTCAACATCAGCTACTTGTAATCCAAAATTATCAGTATTATGTCGTGACCTATCAGTTAACTCAGCCATAAGCTTGCCTCTTTCTGCATAAAAATAAATCTTATTAGTTTCTGATGCAAAGGTAGCTCCTTTAAAAATCTTCTGCAATATATCCTTAGTTAAGTCAAACTCAACATTATATTTAAATGCATTTATTTTATCTAAGTTTAAGCTCGGCTTAGTTAAAAATCCTTCATCGAATAGATGGTACTTAAACTTAAGACCATTGCCCTTATACTCAATATTATTAGAATTAATGCTAAGGTTTAAGTCTGTACCACCAACGGTATCAATAATTCTAGTTAACTTCTTAACATCAGGAATATTAAGAGTATCGTAGAAACCAGATTCCATGTTTACCTGTGCATGTAAAATTAACGTACTATCAGGTGATGATACTAAGCTTGATACTTTTTCACGATCTACAGTAATAATAGCACTCTCACTTATTTTTGATAAAGAGTCTAAGAACTTTAGAAATTCACTCGGCGATTTTAGATTTAGCTGTTTTACGTTTTGATCTGACATCTACTTTCTCTAATTGTACTTTAATATCTTTCAATAGCAAGTTACTTTCTTTAACAGCATTTAGCAATTTATCCATTTGACTTGGTTCGCTAAAGTCAAACTCAAGTGTCTGTTCAACAGGAGCAAATGCATTAACCTCTAATGGTGGTGTTATAGGTGCTTGTAGTTCTGCTAGTGCTTGTTCTGGTGTAACCATTGCTGGTACTGCAGTAGGTGCAGGAGCAGGCTCTGGTGCTGTAGGAGCAGCTTGCGGTGCAGGTGGCGCTGGCATTGGGTGACCAGCTTGCTGTGCACGATATTGCTCTTGAGATATAGTAGGCACTTGCGCAAGATTCTTAACTGCGGCTTGCATTTGTTGAGCAGCTGGACTTAAATTACCTGATGCGCCAACAATCATATCATCATGCTTCTTCATTTGACCATACGTGGTACCCATGAGATTCATAACTGCGGCCTTCGCCTCTGGTGTCATATTCGGATCCATAATATTACAGGTCGGCTAGGAGGTCATCGATATCAGCATCCGAAGTATCTGCTACCGGTACTGGAGTTGGTTCAGCGACAGGCGCTGGATCAGGAGTAAATGGTGGTGAAGTACTTTCAACAACTGGAGCACTGTCAGTAGATGAATCACGTACATGGAAATGCTCATCAAGCATTTGCTTAAGCTCATCAGTAGACTTAAGAGTAAATACATCTTTAAGGTTATGTACACTATCATAGATACTCTTCTGCTTCTCTTCATCAAGCCCAAGTTTACCTACACCAGTAAAGCGTGAACTAACATAAGTAGGATAATCACCTTGCTGCTCGACCTTAACTTTAAAGTTAACACCATCATCACCGAGATCAAATACCTTAGCACCGAACTCTTCTGAGTCTTCACCTTCGATAGCTTCGTGAATAATCTTCTGAAGCTGCTTACCATAACGAAGAAGTTTAACCTTACCGTTATTATCTGGGTTAGTAGGATCATCTACAACAAAGACATTAACAAGCCACTTCTCCATACGACGGAGAGCACTTGCTTTCTCTTTCTCTTCATCAGTACCCATACGAGAGAGACGGAAACGCTCTTCTTGAATAGGGCAACGCTCTTCAAACGTTTGAGGAGATAGAGTCTGGACATACTGACCATTAGCGAAGGAAACCCAACCCATATTATAATAATGGAAGAAGGTGTCTACCGGTGATGGAGAGTAAGGAAGTAAACGGACGGTATATGTATTACCGGGCTTACATTGAATGATCTCAGAGAACTTGGATTGCTTTTTTGAATCAGAGGCCAAGGCACCTTTGATACTTTCGAACATGGACATATTAAACGCACTCATAATTATTATATTCTATACTATTTTTGTTTTATTTCAACTATTGTTTTTATTTTGGTTATACCATCTTTGGCCTTTAACTTGTATGTTGCAGAGCCAGAGAACTTTGTGCGCGTACGCGCGAAAACTGTATGGAAGTCTTGAACGATAAAGTTGAGAACAGCGTTCTCAACTGACTTAATTGTATGTTCAACCTCCAATGCATGTATTAAGTAAAATGTTAACCTATGTTCTTGTAAATGCAAGAGGCAAGTCGGCATATTACCTGTTATATGTGTTTTATATTCATCAACAGAGATATTACTATCAATGCAGTAGTTATAAATGAATTTTAAACCTTCTTTAAGAGTATTAATATTTTCTTCTGTATCAGGATTAGATAGTTCCTTTTCTTTCATGTACAACGAGTAGCATCTTAATGCCTTACGTGTATTAAAAAATCTTAAATCGAAGTACTCATCTTTGGAGTATACTTCAAATGGAGCAGCGAACCAATCTCGATAATTAATATGTGTATGCTTATTGAAAAAGCCAGATAACTTCTTAAGAGCGATGAAATCTTCATCTTTTAATTTACTGAAGTCCTTTCTAAACTTCGTAGGTTGGTTTTTAGCAGATCTAGTAGCATATAAGTAGCTATTATATATCTGCTTCTCACGCTCACTTACCATCTATAAGTATTATAGACGCTAGTCTTGAATAATCAACTAATCCTCTTGAAAGATTGTCTTATTTTGATTTAGGTACTTAGTTATATACTTGGATTCAGCAATCTGTGGTTCAAACTTAAGGAATAAAGTAACTAGTTCAAAGTTATTATCAACAGTAAGTAGTACTTTAAGAATATTACGGAGTTTCGATTCTTTAAGTATTAATACAAATACATTCTGTGGTGATAACTTCTTACCTTTTAGTAGACAACAAAAAGTACAAAAGCATAATAGTAGATGTTCTACTTCTTGTGTTGCTATATTACCAGATGGTGACTGTATCTTAGGTGGCTGCATTATTCAATAGGGATAAATTTTTGACTAAAAGCCATAAACCTGTCTTCAAGCTTACCTCCAGCCAAATTATGTGAACCACCACCATCACAGAGCTTTTCTGCTAACTCACCTAAATGAGCTTTGCATCCTTTTCTCTTTCTAAATGTAACAATCTTACGATCCAAGTTAACCATGATTGCAATGTCTGCATCATACTTATCAATTATGTAATTTGCTACTTCATTAACTGTAGTAGTTACAAACGTTGATACAATCTTATTCTCTTTACCATGTACAACAAACTTTGGACTATCAAGTTGTTCTACAAAGCGTTTAAAAAATAATTTTATAGAGCCTTTCTCATGTGGGGTATATTCTCTCAACCCATCAGCGAATGATTCAATAAACTGTTTTACTTTTGGTCTATTATAACCATAGTAGATTGCATTTAGTTTTGCAGGTTCAATTTCCTTTGGGAAGTCAAATGACCAACTATCATATTGATCTATTAACCCAACTAGTTCCTTTTGAGGTTCTGTTAGGTTAAGTTTTGACTCAAACTTATCAGCAATTAGCTTTGTACATGAACTATACTCTTTTAGTATAGTTTTAGCTTTTGTATACTTTGCAATATGCTCAACATGTGATGCATGATGATCTATTATTACAACATTATCGCGATTAATTGCTTCAGCTTGTTCTTCACTTAAGGAAAGATCACAAACAAATATCTTATCAAAGTGGTCTAATGTATTCCAACGACTTTTAAACTCGTTAAGAATATTCCACTCTGTAGTATCAACGATAATAACTTCATGACCGGTAAATATCTTCTTTAATAATAATGCCGAGCCTGCGCCATCGAGATCGTTATCTGTAAAGACCAATATATTCACCTAGAATATTTAGCCTACCTTTCATGTAAATCAACTACTGAATGCAGCTAGTGATTGCAATGCAGTATCATCTTCTTCGAGATCTACATCATCTGCTTGCTCAATAGTTAAAGTTTCGTACTTAATACGCATCGCTTGAGTCATACCTCGAGGACCATAACGATTCTTCATCATACCTAACCTAATAATACCCAAGTCTCTATCCTCATCATTCTGGAAGATAGACATAATAACATCAGCAGTAGCAGCCAAGCCAATAGATTCGGAGATAGTAGCTAGATCAGGATTATCTTGATCGAAACCAGCCCTATTCAACTGAGTAGCACTAATGATAGGACAGTTAAATAGGTAAGACATTGCTCTACACTTCTCTGTAACGTTCTTAATACGTTCATAAGAGTTAGTACCTACAGCAGAGTGAATTAAATTAAGGTAATCTATAACTATAGCATCTAACTGAATACCTTGATCACCAAACTTCTTAATATAGGCTTGTATCTGACCTGGAGTTACAGTAGAAGGAGGAAACTCTTTAATAAAGATCTGACCTGGCTCTTCTTTAATAGCAGCTCTCAAAGATGCACCATTGATAGCCATTTCCTTCATTGGAATCTTTGATATGTTAGTACATACCCGTCTTGCATAAAGTAGCTCAGACATCTCTAGAGTAATAAGCAATACATTCTTACCCTGATTAGCAATATTAGTAGCTACATTACCAAGGAAGATAGACTTACCAATATTAGTCTCACCAGCAAAGACATATAACGACTTACCTGCTTGCAAAAAGCCACCATCTAAAGCATCATCAAGCCATTCCCAATTAGAGGGTATCTTATCTTGAACAGTATTCATATCTTCGATGATATGATCAATATCACCATGAATATCTAAACCAAGATCAGTAACTAGACTAATATTACAACTCTTCTCAAACTTATCTAATACATTTGAAGTATCTACTTCACCAGATGCAACATCTTCAGCTACATTTAGCATTGTATAGTATACAGCTTTCTCTTTTAAGAATCGTTCTGTATTTTCATACAACTCATCTTTATCAAGATGCTTATCAATATCTGAAAATGACTTGACAAGCCTCTTAAAAGATTCTTTCATATCATCAGTAATCAGATAAGACTTAATCTCTGTAATAGTAGGTATCTTATTCCTCTTCTCGTTAAAGTCTTTAATGATCTCAAAGACACCAGCAATATCTTTATTCTTAAAGTATTCTGGCTTTACATGATCTGCAATAGTACTTAGATACCCGCTATCAGTAAGCGATTTAAACATGAGAACATTCTCAAATGTATCTAAACAAAGTCTTGCCATCTTTATTAGTATAAAGTATTACAGATCATAATCAAGCTAAACCTTGACAATCTTTCCTGCATACTTATCATACTTTTCCATAAACCAGTC